AATGGGCTGCGCCGGCGCCAGTTGCTGGAACCAACGGAAGTTTGGTGCCCGGAGCGGGGGTCGAACCCGCATACCCTTTCGGATGAGGGATTTTAAGTCCGCTGGGAAACCCAGCAATGGCGCGGCCTTGAGGGCGTTTTCTTTTCCGCAAAACGTATTTTTTGTCTGCCCTGCAGCCCAATAGTGGCGCAGGGTCTCGAAAAATTGCGGAAGGATTTTTAGCGGGTCGGGCTGACCTTTTTACCCTTCCTGTCGCGGATGTAATGCTCGGTCATCACGACCGTGGTGTGCCCAAGCTGGTCGCGCGCCTTGACGATATCTCCACTGGCTTCGGCCTTGTCGGTTCCTGCCTTCGCCCGCAAATCGCGCATCTGGAATTCAGCCTTCTCGATGCCGGCTTGCTCCCTCGCCTTGTCGAACCTGCTGCGCAGCATGTTGTAGGTCATCGGCCTCCCGTTCTCTAGCACAACCAGCCGCGTTGAGCGGACCTTGTGCCCCGCCTTCCTTGCTGCGATCCGATCAAGCAGCGCTTTCAGCTCGCCAACAATCTCTATTCGCCGCTTTGCCCCGGTCTTGCCCTGGGTGACATGCAGATTTCCGTCTCGCAAGTCTCGCTCATCCATCTGCAGTGTGTCGGTCACACGCTGACCGGTCAGGTAGAACAGATCAAGGGCGTCGCGAAGTGGCTGGTCGGCCTTGTCATAGACTTTGGCCAGCAGTTCATCCTCGACATACACGTCGCGGCCTGTCTCCTTGAACCCTTTGATGCCGGCGCACGGATTGGCGAGGCTCGTGTAGCCAGACTCACGCGCAAAGTTCCAGATGCTGCTCAGCAGCGCCTTTTCCCGGTTTGCGCGCACCTTGGCCGTCTTGCCACGCCAGCGCATGTACTGGCGGACGTGCTGCGGTTCGATGGCGTCGAGCGGGGCTGGAGGGTCATTGAAGAACGCAAGAAGGTTCTTCAGTTCACGCAGGTTGTCCTTCTGCGTAGCCTTGCCCTTTGTGGGCACAATCTCGATCAGGTACTGCTGCGCGACATAGGCGAATGTGACGACTTCGCGCGCCTTCTCCGTGGCGGTGCGGTCCTTCTCCAGCTTGGCATATTCGATGATGGCCAGGCCGTAGTCAGTGCCAAGCGGGATTTCCTTTCGCGGCTTCCCGCCAGCGTCATAGTAGTAATAGGTCCGCGCGCCACGGACCCGCTCACGTAGCCTGGCTATGCTCCCTGGCTTGCTTGGCCGTCTGCCCATTTATCCCGCCTTCCTCGGCTGCCATGTTGCGGCCTCTTTCTGCGCCTTGGCCGGCTCGCCTGTCAAGGCTGATGCCAGCACGCAGGGCCACCCGTTACGTTTGACGGTGTGCCGTATGCCGTTCATGCGCAGCACGGCTATCTGCCCGGCCTTGGTGCCAGCCCCCGTCAATTCGCACACCTCGGCGTGCGTCAGGAACTCGATTGCGCCCATCTCTCACCCCCTCACCGTTACGCCGGCTGCTTCGATGGCGTCGATCGCCTCGCCGCGCATGTCGTTCCAGCCGCCCTCATAGCTCGCGTATGGCGGCGCCTTCATCGGTTGCGGCATCTGCACGACCAACTCCCGCCGCGACGCCAGCCACACATTGCGCATCTGGTCCTTCACGTCCTCGAATAGCCTGTTGAACGGCTGGCGGTCCCACCACGCCTCGAACTCTGCTATCGCCTTGTCTGTGTGCATGTCTATCTCCTGCTGCGTGTGGGGTTAGGCGAGCTGAGCCGGCGCCCATCCTTTGATCTTGTCGACGGCTATCGACTTGCGTGTTTGGGCGTCGTACCACATGAAGAAGCACTCATTTCCCATGAAGACTAATGAGGTTGTGGCTGCGCGCGTCCTGCCGTCTTTAAGGAAAAGCTGAATCGGCTTACCGGCAGGCGGCGGCTCGGTAACGGGTCGCATGAATGGAATTACAGGCACGTGCAAATCCTCCCCGCCGACTCTCGCCGGCAGGCTGTGTGTTTGGGTGGGGTTAGGGGGTTAGGGCCTTGCGCCGCTGGCGGATCAAGGGGCCGGGACGGATATCTGCGCTAGCCATGGCTTGCCTCCTTGTGCCTGTACCGGTCGCCTCTTGTGCGGCCGCGCGGCAGGCTCAGGTCCGGACGGCGCTGCTGAATGGCCTTGCGTATCTGGTCTGCGTTGAACCCAACGTCAGCGGCTGCGTCCTTTGCGAACACCCCGGAGTGCCGCATGGCCACGTAGCGCTCCATCACGGCATCGGTGATCTTGATCGGCGGGTGGCCACGTCGGCCCCGGTAGGTGTTCTTCGGCCAAGGGCATTCCAGCCCACGGCGATCCAGGTACTTGCGCAGGTCGCTGGACGTGCAGTAGCCGATCAGCTGTGACGCGCGCTCGATGCTGAACCCATCTGCGTGCATCCGCTTGACGGCCTGGCCAACCGTTTCGCCGGCGTCGGCGAAGTAGTCTTCGGCGATGGTCATTCCACTGCCTCCAGCGCCTTAGCCGGGTAAATCTGCACGCTGCCGGCGTGGGCCTCGCTCTCTACGGCGTAGCCTTCCGGGGTCAGAGCGGTGGAGTATGTGCCGCAGACATGGCCCACCCACTCGCTACCGCCGGTCTTCTTCACGCGGTCGCCCATGCGGAACTTGCCTTGCGGGGCGGTCTGCGCGATGGGGGCGGTGTAGAGCGGTGTGTCATCGTGGCGAGGCGGTATCCCCGGTGCTAAGCGAATGAAACAGTCACCAGCTGTGAGGTAGCCGACCGGCTGCTGCTCGGTCTGCGCGGGGCGGGTGAGTACTGCGACGATGCGTTCGTGCTGGGCGACGGTCATATACTCCCCGTCGTCATCATCGGTCATATACGCCTCAACCTCAGAGGCGCGCCCGCAATGCGGCACGCTGGTCGTCGGGCTGAACCGCTCCACCGCCTCCAGCTCATCCTGCGCCGGGGCTTGCTCTACTGCCGCCTGCCCATCCCTGAACCCCTGCGCTGCGGCTGTGTCCATGTCGACGGCGGTGTAGGTGTTGGTGGGGTCGGCATGCTGGTCGATGCCAGCCCATTGCTCGCGGGTTTTATTCATGGATTGACTCCTTCGCAGGCAGTTCGGCTTCGCCACTGTAGAATTCCCCGTGCAGTCGTTCACGGAGCGTGTCCGCGTAATTCGCGGCCTCATTCAGTGTCATGAAGGTCTTCTGGTAGTTTTTTCCATGCGCCTTTACGGAAGCCTTGAAGCTGCCGTTGGCCATTTGATAAACACACCTAACGCCTAGCTTGTTATTCCGCGACACAGCGGAGTTCATCTGGTTTTGCCCGTGGTGACTGAGCCTGAGGTTTTCCCACCTGTTGTCATTCCTTGCTCGGTTTCGGTGATCTATCTCTTCTTTAGGCCAATTTCCTGTCATGTAGAGCCACGCGAGTCGGTGCGCCAAATATCGCCTGCCGCCAATCCCTATATTGACGTAACCATAGCTGTCTAGAGAGCCAGCTACCGAGCCAAGCGGGCGCCTGTTTGGGGCTTTGATCTTGATCCAAGTAAAAACGCCGGTCTCTGGGTTGTAGTCCAGGCATTCCCGCATCTGTGCCAGCAGCCGCGCCGGATCAATGATTACCTTGCTCATCACTCACCTCCTTTAGCGGCTAGGGCGTTGTCGATACTGCTCAGGAATGCCGCGGTGCCAATGATCTTGTACGAGCTGTTCGCCAGCAGCACGCGCACTTCACGCAGCAACCCGCGCAGCCTATCGTTCTCCGCCTTCGCAGCCCCAAGCTCAGCGCCGATTCGCCCGGCTACCTTCAGTGTGTCGTTCATACCTTGCTCCATATGGCAGCGTTATTCAGTTCCGCCTCGGTGGCGTAGCGCGGGTTACGGCTCAGCGCCTGCATCAGGAACGCGGCACCGTTCGATCCGGCAATGTAGTGGCGGGTGTTGGTCGGCTTGTGCAGCCAGATTTGGGTCTTGGGTCGCATGGGGCCTCCGGTATCCGTCATGCGTTGAGGCTTGACGGCGTTCTCCAGCGAGCCACGTCCATGCAGTGCAGGTCTTCAATTGCCAGCTGCTGATCGACAGAGAAAAGCGGGTTGCAAGTGTTGCAGTGCCCGGCAATCTTTACGGCGGAGTGGTTGATATGCCCCGCCCCATAGTCACGCCGGCAGTTAGGGCATTGCACGGTGTCGAAGCCGCAGCACTCTCCAGCCTCAGACTCTTCTTCGTGTATTTCGCCGCATACAGGGCAGGCGTACACCTCAGAGACGGAAGGCGCGCAGCATTCGCGAGCTTCGTCTTCATCTTCGTGAACGTCACGGCAGGACCCGCAGCGATACAGCGTTTTGATTTCTGACTTACTCATGATTGTCTCCGGAAATGCGTCGCCAGCCCGCTTCAGGGTTGGCTGTCAGTTAGTTGTGGTCACGCGGCCTTACGCTTCCAGTGGTCTCGGCCGCCCTTTGGCTTGATCAGGCCGACCGGCTGAGTCAGAGCGCGCTCTACGCTCCATCCCATACGGTCAAGGCGATAGATCAGCGTCGTGTGATGAATTCCTGTGCGGCGCTCCCATTCGCGCAAGTGGAGCGTCTGGCCGGCAAAGGTCAGCATTCGCATCTTTGGCTGGATGACCAGCGCTGGCTTCGGCAGCCTGTCGGGGCGCTGTACGCCGCGCTCGAATTCAATCCCTACGCGCTCACAGTGGCGACGGAGCGTGTGATGGCTGACGCCGATGATCTGCGCGGTTGAATTGACGCTGTGCCCTGCGTCCTTGAATCCCTGGATCAGGCTGTTTAGGGGCTGGCCAAACTCGGCGGCGACTCTTGCTCTCCAGTTCTGGCTCATGCTGCCTTCCTGCGAGCCTGTGCCCGCGCTACAGCCTTCGCGTACAGACACGGCCGGCAGTAGCACTGCCAGACGCCAGTCGTCTTGATGAACTGGAAGTGCTCATCGTCCAGCGGCTTCCACTCATCGCAGCCGCCGCAGAGCTTTTCGCGGATGCCGTTGATCTCGCGCCGGACAAGCCGGCCTTTCAATGTCCTGCTCATGCCGCCACCGATCGCGCCTTTCTGGTCGCTACAGCCTTGGCTCGCGCCGCCTGCTTCTTCTCCGGGCAGATGATGCGGTAGGGAATGCGCTTGTCTTCAACGCGGATCGGCTGGGTTTCCACTGGCCCCTTCGCAGCTTCAAACGCTGCCATCTTCTGCGCGATTTCCAGGCGCGCAGCCTCGTGCGCAGCCGGCGTGTGCACGCGGTCGTACTTGAACTCTTGCATGGGTGTGTACCGGGGAGGAGGGCGCGCTGGGCGCCCGGGGTGGGTCAGATCAGCAGCGAGCGGGCGCCGCGGTAGGGGTCGGCAAAGGGGATGTCATCGAGGAATTCATATTCCGGCGGGGCGGACTGGCCCGACTGCTGCCGAGGGGCCGGCTGCCTAGCCGCCTGATCCTGCGATGACTCTTCGCGCTTCCCGCCGACCAGATCAATCGTGTTCACGCGGCAGGTCAGATACGTTTTGCCTTCATGCTCGCGGGTGCCTAGCTCGCCGCTGACCGCAACCTGCTGGCCTTTCACCAGGAACTCGCTGAGCCGCGACTCGGCTTGCTTGCCCCAAAGGGTGCAGTCGATCCAGATCGTTTGGGCCTTGTCGCCCCAACCGGACTTAACGCCGACCCCGAAGCTCACCATGGCCGTCTGGCCTGTTCCTACGCGGCAGTCCTTGCCGAGATTTCCGGTAAAAGAAAAAACGTTCATATCTACCTCGGGATGCTGTCTAGGGTTTGTTGAACAAGGGTCAGGAACTCCGCGCGTCGCGCCCGAAGCCGTTCGATCTCGTCGATGAAGTCGCGCCTGTGCAGCCGGTAGACGATCAGCTGTGACGCCTCGGGGAACTCTGAGCAGTAGCTGGCGAAGTCGACCCAGGATCGATCTGTGCAATCCAAGTGGCCGATTAGCTGCCAGCGGTAGGCTGGATCGAACGATCCGCGCCGAAGCGTCGCGTAGTGCGTTGCTGCGGTTACGGACTTGATCTCAAGCACGCCGTCTTCGCCTACGAGCCCGTCAGGCGAATCGCCGTATGTCTCGTGATCGAAGAACCCGCCGTTACCGACCTCTACGAAGAACTCGTCTTCGTAGAGCATCCGTGCGATTGGCTCCTGCTCGTGACCGCGTTCCGTGTGTTCGTTGGAAAAGCTGAATTCGGCTTTCCTGCCGTTGGCTATCTCCAGGGCGATCTGCAGCGCGTACTTTTTTGCCGGATCGCCGAACGCCTTGCCTTCGTTCGCCATGAAGCATCCGAAGTTGGATGCCGTGGCCTTGCCGCAGCGGAGCGCGTTCCACGCTTCGGAATTTTGTTCAACGTCGTGATAGATCATGCGAACTCCCCGAAATGCTCAGCGCGGGCTCTCGTGTATTCCGCATATGCTTCTTCCGCCTTCTCGTAGGAGCCGAGCGCAATGCTCCTTCCAGAAACCCGAATTCGTGCCTGAAACTTCCCAGATGTTGTGCGGCGAACACCCGCGGGCAGGCCGCTTCGCCGAGGTTTAGGCTTCATGTTCCACATGTTCTGAGCGTGCGTGCAAAGGCGCAGATTCTCGCCGCGATCATTCAGAGAATTGCCGTCTATATGGTCGATGTGCGACGCCGGCCAATCGCCGGTCTTGGCCAAATAGACGATATGGGAGCGCTTATAGCCTTTGCCGTTGATGCGAATGACCCAGTAATTCTTTCCGTTGCGCCCTTTCGTTTCGCAACCGGCAGGCTCGCCAATGAGCGCACGGTGGTGTTTGGTTGGGTCAATCCACGTCGCAGTCCCGCTCTCAACATCGACCAATAGTTTTTCTCTGACTTCCTGGTACGTTGGTTTCATATCTGCCTCCTCAGCCCTGCGCGGCTCCGGCTGAAGCAGGAGCACCCTGGCACTCCTCGATCAGAAGCTTCTGATTCGCCTCGGTCATTGCGGCGCGGGCCAGCACGGAGTCGAGATTGCCGTCCCGCTGATACGCTTTCTTGGCGTTTTCCCAAGCCTTTGTGCCTGGCTCGATCTGACGCTTCTCCGGCGTGTGCGGGCTGATGCGTAGGCCTTCCATGACCTCCTTCCCGAAGCGCACGTTCTGATCCACGTAGATCGTGACGCGCACGTTCTGCCAGTCCTCAATGAATGCTGAGCCTGTCAGCTGCTTGAGGGTCTTGCTGTTCGTGGCGTTGAGGATCATCGGCTTCAGCGGTTCGCCCGGCCGGATCTCGCGCTCGACGAAGTAGGCGGTGTTAAACACGTCTTTCGTCTTCTTGGTGCGGTCGGTGTCGAGTCGCACATGCTTGATGGTCAGCACGATCGGCTCAACCAGATCGGCGCTGCTCAGGTAAGGCGAATCGAAAGCCTTGCGGTAGTGGGTCTTTGTCTCAGACACAGGGGCTCCTTGGCCGCGTCTCGCGCAGCCTGATCAGTAGTTGGTGTTACCCGAAGAAGTGAAAGATCGCCGCCTCACCAATGAGGCCGAAAGCGAGCGTTGCGGAAAGGAATCCGAACCCGGCAAGGGTCCACCAAGCAGCTGCGAAGCTGTGGCCTGATGGGGTGTCGTCGTGCGGGCCGGTGTCGTAGGGGAGGGGGAGGGTGCGGTTCATGGGGTCACCTTGCGGTAGCCGGCGTCGTGGAGCATGCCGAAGAAATCTCTCCAGCTCGCGGACGTACCTTCCCACATGGTCGCCATGTCACCGATGGCCCTCTCCCGCTCTTCCGCCGCGATCTGCTCTGGCGTGCGGATGGGGCGGAACACCGGGGCGTCTTCTTTCCAGTGATCTATGGCGATCTCGACGCCCTCAGAGTCAATAAGGCTCGAGTCAGCTTTCCGCGTATCGCGGAGAACGATCAGCCACTCGGATAAGTAGGCGACCTCGACTTTGAGCCACTGACCGGCATGCTTCCACTCACATACCGTCCCAACTGGCGGCAGGCCTTCGCCGGTCCATCTGGCTATCAGCTCTTCGATAGGGTGATAGAAGCACTCTCCCTGATTAGCCAGTTGAGGGGCGCAAACAGCGCTATCGGCCTCGGCGAATGTGACGATCTTTCCGTCGATTACTTGATACCAGGACTCGCAGTAGCAGTCGCTGTCCGGCCCGTAGTGCGTCGCCCAATCCGGCGCCTTGCTCCAGTCGATCTCTTTCATCCAGTCACCTTCCCTGCCAGTCCGCTAATCACAGCCAGCAGCGAGAACACTGCCAGGCCGTAGCCGTAGAATTTCCAGAACCAGATGCGCTTTGCGCGCTGATACGAGCTCGCCATCACACACCCCCCAATAGCGCCACGTATGCGAGAGTTCCGATAAGCGATCCGGCTACGGTGATGCATAGGGCA